CATCAACGGCGATTTAATTACATGTCCGAGCCTCGTCATCAAAGCCGTAGAATCCGATGATGAGGAGCGAAGAGGTCAATTAACTGCAGAACAGCTTGGCGCTGAATATGCAGGGCTGTGGGACACGACCCATACCGGATTGCTCGTCGGCCAGCGGTATATGGAAGTAGTCGAGCGAATCCTTCATTGGCTGAAGCTTAACTTCGAAAAGCAATACTGATAAATATGCGTTTAGCTGGTCTTTAGCCAAAGAAGCTTCCCTTGGACGAGATTGTCCAGGAAAGCTTCTTATTTTTTATTGGCTCTATTGTGGAATAAAGCTGGATACATTTCCGGGTTAATGAGAGTTCTAGATTTCTAACTCTTTTGTTTATAAAACTCGTGATACAGCTTCATTAGCGCCCTTTTCTCAATCCGTGAAACATAGGAGCGTGAGATGCCAAGTTCCTTGGCTATCTCGCGTTGGGTGCGCTCTTCCCCGCCTGCCTCCAAGCCGAATCGGCCGATAACAACTTCCTTCTCCCGATCATCCAAGATGTCTAGATTGCGGTAAATCTTACTTTTTTCAATCTTGAGTTGCACCTTATCTACAACGTCGTCGGCTTCTGTTCCGAGAATATCGATTAATGTAATTTCATTAACGCTATATACCTATCTGTGTTGATAACTTTAAGACGGGGTTTCGTCTTGCATATACTTCCAATTTCCGCCCTGGTACCTGTAACGAGTCATCTTCTTCTCGCCCTCAACGATTACGGCCGTCTGCCCCTCTTTGGGCTGGATGACGTCGTACAGGCTGAAATAAAAATCGTGTATCTTATAGTACGCCCACGCAAACATTCTCCAGGCGCTTAACTCAGCGTATGTATCTGCCAGGCGCAATATATCCTCTGGCGTGCAATCTTCCCAGTAGCCTCGATCACGCATGTACCGCGCTGTGTCGTTGGCCATCTGGAGTGAGTGTATTGATGATGGTAATGGCATGACAAGAACCTCCGTTCGTTTTAACCCATTATAAAGCAAAAAGGCCCTGCCGTCATAGCAGGGCCTCTCCTTTTAGCTGGCAATCTTTCCACCAGCCTTTTGTGCGTTGTAGTCAATAACCGCTTTTTCGATAGCAGCTCGAATCTCATCACCGGACATTTCAACTCCTAGGTTGGCTAATTGCCCACTCGCATACGAATATGCCTCTTGCAATTTACGGTCACCTTCATACTCGCGATAAACCGTTTGCGCCCACGAGAAAGCTTCCATACCGATCTTGTGCAGAAGTTCGCGGTCCTTCTCATTCGTGTGAGCGTTATAGTATGCCTCCGCTCTCTTTTGTGCCTTCTTGATGGACCCAGTTATAATAGTAGCTAAAATACCAATTAGTGCAGTAACAATACTAATAATGTAGGGCTGTGCTTGCTCCATAATTTCTTTCATCATATCTGATCTCTCCTTTATTTGGGGTATATTTCTACTTTGCTTGGGGACTGTTTGTCCCAAAAGATTCGGGCACCTAATAGCTTGGTCAGATCCCGCGCAGTCACGTAACCAACTCCGTCAATGTTCTTCGTCTCTACTGGCTCGCTATTAATAGTAACTTTTGATTTGCTGTAACCGATCCGACCACCAAGCAACTCACCAATTGGCCGGGATGGTATCCAGGTGGTGCCTTTGATGTTATATCCTTTGTATGTCGATCCAGCATCCGTATGCACGGTGACAGTCATTTCTAAGCGTGGTGTAAGTTTGACTGGTTCATTCGCAGCCGGAATGTCAAATGGCACACCCATATACTCGCAGATACCTTGAGCAATCGCCAGTGCCACACGGTTTTGGAAGTCGCTGTCGAACAGTTTCTTTTCTTCCTCTGGATTGGAGATAAATCCAACTTCAAGTAATACAGCATCCATCTTGGTATCACGAATCACAGCAAAGTTTCCGTACCGCGCCCCACGGTCCTTGAAGCCAGTAGCCGACAGCATATGCCGTTGAATTACTCCAGCAAGTGGCGCGCTTGTTGTACGGTTATAGTATGTTTCTGTACCGCTGGCTGAGGATGAAGCAGCGTTTGCGTGTATGGAGATGAACAGATCAGCTGGCAGTTTATTGGCGATACTCACGCGCTCCTTGAGTTCGAGGAATACGTCAGTGCGGCGGGTCAAGCTTACGTCAAAGTTGGGATTACCTTTGAGAATTGCGTCCAGTTTGATTGCCATGGTCAGGTTGAAATCTTTTTCTTTCTTGCCAGTTGGCCCGATCGCTCCCGGGTCCTGATTACCGTGTCCAGCGTCAATGACTATGCGTTTTTTCGCCATCTTGAAGTACCTCCGTATGGTGTATTTGTTTACAAGCTGGGCATAGGTAGTAATCGCCCAGGATGATAAGTAGTATCTGCTTGAGCTGGTGACTGACTCCGGCTGTCTTTCGTTTAAAATAGTCGCACTCCATGGTTCCAGCCCCATTCCTCTCATAATGATCTCCTGATTACGCATGATGACGATTTGGTTCGCCATGTATGCCTTGATTTCGTTGTCATCCTGAAACATCCAAGGCAGGAACTTCCTCAGCTGAGCTTTCATTTTTCGCTGTTTTAGGATCAAAAAAACGACCGCACCCAATGAGCTCAGGGTCAGGCCGTTCTTGAATAATGTATGGATCAAATCCACTATGAAGTCGTACATCGTCCACTCTCCGATAGAGCAACTTGTCCCTTATTTCGGGACCGCAGAATATAGATACAAGGTGCAGGGTGTCGTCCGATACGGTTGATTCTGCGTACTCGCTTTCGTCCATTTCAATCATAAGTCACCTCAATAGTAAAAGGGCTCAGACAAAAGTCCAGAGCCCTTTTTAGGGTGTATGCGGTGCTCCCGCTATACTATTTCATTTTACCACAAAATCACTTATATGGAACAGTTCCTTTCGCCAGATCCACGCCTTGCTGAGCCAGTGTGTTGAGCTGCTGCTGCATGGTGCGTAGCTGTTCGCGCTTCTGTTTCTTATCCAACGTTGTGTTGCCTTCCAGTTCACGCATTTCTTTACGCAACGAGCCCATGTCCTTATTGATGCGATTAAACTGCTTACGTAGATCGTCATTGTACCAAGCCGGGAAGTCCCGATACTCTTTGTCATAGTTTGCCTGATCAAGTTGATCCTTGTAGTTGTAGAACTCCTTGGAGATATCGTTACTGTAAACGGGATCTGCTGTCATGTTTTGCTTAAATGCGTTACCTAACGATTGCAGAATGTTTTCACCTTGATTGGATGGTGACATCGCTGGCAATCCAATTTGACCAAGAACGCCAGTATACTGCCGAATGAGGTAATCCAACTGTTTAGGCGACTCCCCTGTCTTCTCTCCGATCCACTTTGATAGCGAGCTTGTTCGTGCATCTGATTGCAATTCTGGAGATAGTCTAGACAAATACCCTGGTACAATCGGTGCATCAGCATAGTTACTATTTGAAGCAATCTGAGTGAGTGGGCCAAGGATTGTATCACCCAGTACACGATCAGCAGGATTTGCACCTTTCTTTGTAAGAGACTGAAGACCTGGTGGTAGAAATGTGTTTCTCATAGTGTCTGCGAAATCACGGAATGCTGCCGGGTCTTCATCCTGTAGTTTACGCATCAGGCGCTCTGGAATATCTGAAAATAAGGCTCCAAGTTCTTGCGGTTTTGCAATACGGATAAATGTTCCGTCTCCCTTAGGGATAAGGATAAATTGATCCTTAATGCGGTTACTTAATTTCTGATAATTTGGATCGTCGTGATTTACTGAGTAAGCCACTAAAGATGGAATAGTGATGGCTAAGAATGCTTTTGGCCAAGCTCCCTTAGGATTGGTTTTAAACATTCTTACAAATTGATCCATCCCCTGGATCGCAGCGTTCATGTAAGGGAAAACCTTATCCAGTTCACGAACCAGTGTGCCTCTTCGTTTAAAGTTAGTTGTCAGGTCCTGAGCTTCATAAATAGCTTCTAACAAATCATCCTGAGTACCCTTACCATTTTTAGACACCCGTTTATATTCGGCTAATCTTGGTGCGGTTTCTAGTACATTCATAAGGTTTTCCATTGCTCCGAATGCTCTAGGAACAGCATTCTTTAACGCTGGTTGTGGCAAGATGCTGCGCTTCGTTTGGTTTAAAAGGTTCCGGTTTGCTGCAACTGCTGAAGAGTGCCCGCCGCCAAGTGCCTTAAACTGTCTGTACAAATCTCCATCATTGACGATTTCAAATGAAGCTTGAGCCAGATCTGCAGCAAATCGAACCAAATTCCCTGTCGATTTTGATGCTACATAAGCCTGGGGTATATCCCGAAATAAGTTACGTGTCAGGTTAAATACAGGGTTTGCGCCAGTGGTTAACATCTTCATCTTGTTTGTTACCCATCCAAGTGCATCCAATAATTTTCCGCCGCTCTCTGGGCCTAATGCAGTAACAGCCTGTAACAGACTTTTGTCGTTGATCTTAACGTGCACCGGCTCACCGTTAACCAGTACGCGAATGATATTGTCTTTATCCAGTTTCGTTCGTTGCATAGCTTGGTCAAAATCATCACTAAAGCGGGATAACACATCTTCCAACCCATCAGCGTCCATAAGCTTCTTCGTAATATCATCGAGTGCTTCTGGCTGATCTACAATCTCAGCGAATTGACGGAAATCATCTGGTGCTTGTTTTATATTCTTCACAAATTGCTGCATCACCTGATTGCGCTTTGCTGACTTAACGTAAGCATCCACGTTCTCAATGGTGCTTTCAATTGGACTGATGATCTGCCGCTGCGATCCGCCCTTTTGGTATCCCTTAACAGGATTTTTACCTTTAAAACCCTTCTCCTGCGGAGTAAATACTTTCGTTGTTTTCTCCAATTCATTAAAATACCGCTTGTTTGGAACATAGTGAGGATTCGCGTCAACCCAAGCTTTTGCCTGTTCGGGCGTGATAATGCCTGTTTCCACAAGCCATTTCTCTACCATCGTGTTGTTAAAGTTGTAGTACTCTTCGGAAAGTTCCTTAAATTCGGGAAACTCCGCTTCATACTTGGCGATTTTAGCTTCACCAACTTCTGGCGTCCAGTTTAGCTCATCCCTGTATACTTTCTCTCCCCGACCAAAGCGAGTAATAGCATGTTTGTTCAACAGGTAGTCTTCGAAATCAGAGAATTTCCCTTTAGGCAACTCGCCCATGATCTCTTTAAGCGAAGAGCCTGCTGAATTTCCAAAGCTGTCTACAAGTTCGTCAGTGACAATTTGACGTGATGTCATATCAGCTCCGCGTGAACCCAGAGCAAGCGTATAAGGACTCTCAGATGCATTTAACTTGCGTCCTAGTACCTTTTCAGTGAGTCGGTCAAACTGTCTTAATGGGTTCAGGTCGTCCACTAGTGCGGTATATGCGCGGTTAGCCAGTCCACCCGGAGTGCCCAGTTCAATGCTGTTACGGGATCGAATCTGACTCTTCGTATCTGTCATTGCTGCGGCTGCGTATGGGTCTCTGTTTTTGCCGAAACCGGATACGCCCAGTCCTGGTTGAGCCGCTTCACCCACTTCTCTGAGCGCTCCTGTCAGGTTTCCAGAACCAGCACGGTTACGAAGCGCACTCACTCCTGCTCCAATACCTTTGAATAACAGATCACCTCCAGCACCAAGACCCGCGCCCAGTGCGGTGTCCTTCACGATGCCGCCAAAGTCCTCACCACGTGCCAATGCACCTGTACCGCCCTGGAATCCTCCTGCTAATCCCTCGCGAACCGCGCCAGTTGTTAAGCGTGTTGCTTTGTCAGCTGACATGATCTTACCCGGAGCCTGAGCAATCTTACTGATAGCTTGCTGCCCCAGTTTGCTGTTAACGATCATGTCTGATCCACGGTTGGTACTGGACAGCATTCCAAGTCCCGGTGCGCCAATGGTCGCTGGGTTGGTTACGGACCCGATGGCACCACCAAGCAAGTCGGCCGTAAAGTTGGCTGCCCGGCTGCCTGTATCACCTGGAGCCATACTTGGCGTACCCGTTGCTACTTGCCCGGCCGCACCACCCAAACGGGTGATGAAGTTACCTACAGGATTATTGTAGGCAGCTTCATTCATCAGGTTGGAAAAGGGCGATACGAAACTAGCAAATTTACTACTGGCTGCATCTTTGGCTATCTTTTCTTTGTTGATCTCGTATTGCGAAGGTTGGTAAGGTATAGGATCAACGTTGAGTCCTGTTGCGCGCTGATATAGATCGACATCCTGATTGTTCCCAGATAAAGCGCCACCCAATGTTGAGTTCATATAGATGTCGGAACCCTGCTGGGTTAGGGCTGGTGGTAATGAGGATTTCAACTTGTTCATATCTGTCTTGTAACCCTTCGCCATCCGGTACTGATCGTATACACTCACCTTTTTGGTATCGTCACTGGTGCCCGCAGGAAACTTGCTGCTCAGATTTCTTTTTTGTCGATATTCATCATAAAGCGACACACCATCACCCCCATTATCTTAATACCATTTGTTTTTATCCCAGAACTGCAGAGCCTTAACCGGGTCACCATACCGATCCTTGACGTATTTCAGGCCTTTTAAGGCTTGTTGATATGGATCATTCCAGTTCACGGAGCTGCCACCATAATTCTTGCGAGTAGAGTCCAGGAACTGAAATAACCCGGCTGCGGTAGATTTAGAATTCTTCGCATTCGGGTTAAAACTTGATTCACGAGCAACCAATTCAAGCGCGGGCTGTATCCAACTCTCAGGGTACCCAAGGTCTTTTATTGCTTTGCTCACTGCGTTGCTTGCTGTAGCATAGTTTTTCGGATTGGATTTAGCGTCTTTCTCCGCTTTGTAGTAGTTGTTGTAAGCCCCACCAGTCCCGTTCTTGAAGGATGTGGGGCTTATTGGTTTCCCATGTATTCCTGAATCATTGCATCGGTGATCCCATATTTTTTCAACATTGCTTTGGTGTCTTCATCAGATAGGTTCTGAGAAAGAATCATGTCTGCCAGCTCACTCTTGTATGCTGATTCCAGGTCCTTCTTAGTCTGCGCATTGGATTCTTTATCGTAAGTAAACTGATCCTCACGAAGTTTTTGAGCTTGCTCATCGATAGCATGATTAAGCCCGTATTGGCGTTTATCTTCTTCAAACTTGGCTGAATCAAACGAGTTCCGCCACAATTGTTGGCCTTCATTAAAGCTTTGCTCTCTGTCACGGAATGCATTTTCAATGCCCTGTTGACTTTCTACGTTGTCTTGTTTCCTAACTTCCATGTTCTGATTAAAGGCTTGATTCTGCCCGTAAAGAGTCTGTTGTGCGTTTGGATTAGCTGCCTGACGAAGATAACCGCTCCAGTCGTTCTGTGGTGTAACCAGTTTGCCCGTCGCATCCATATAAGTAGTTGCCGCGTTAAGGTTGGCCTGTTTATTCTGAAGATCTACCTGCTGCCCACTGAGTGTTCGGATACCTGGATTCGCTTGGCTGGCGCTGTTGTAATTAACGTTCGCCCCATACTGACTGGCATCCACACCCATAGACGTGAGTTGATTACGAATGAAGTCGGCTTGTTTGCTCAGAACCGATCGATCCTCTGCAGTAATTCCCTTTGTCTCCGCTTGTTGTTTCAGACTGAGTAAATTGTTGATTGCATCCTTGGCTGCAGTCGGAAGATAATTGCCTGTAACCTGTGCCTCAGCCAACGGATTCTGGAAGTACTCTTGGTTTTGGTAGTTGTACAGATTACCAAGATTATTTACTGCATCTTGCCCTACACCATAATTAAGCTTCTGAACATCCAGTGAGCGATTCGCATCATCGTTATACCTCTGGTATGCCTGCTGCATCAGTTGTGGCACGAGGTTGTTTGCGATGCTCTCCATTGCGCTGTTGCCAAGACTATTCGCTACCGTCTCACTCCAGGAAGATTTTCCTTGGCCTGTCGCTCGTAATCCTGCGTTAGTATCCGCCTGCTGGTTCATGACATTCTTTTTCGCTTCAGCCAACTGTGCTTGATATGCGGGATCAACGTTTTGGTCATAGCTGAATGCTTCAGGCTTGTTGAACTGGAACTGCGATTGGTTGTTAATGAAGTTGTCGATCTTGCTCAGCGTGCCTTCTGTGCGGCTTCCTGGTACTGCATGGTTCTCTGGTGGCTTTACCCCGCTTGCCTGCATATTCGCTGCCGCCTGTGCCATCGGGCTTTGGTATCCAAGATTCGTGTTGAGGTACTTTGTCTGCGCCCCAGTGTCCAGCCCTTGTTGCTGCCGGTTCGTGATCGTCGCCAACGTACGGGCTATCTCACTTTGACGGTATGCATCATTATTTTTTATCTGTGCCTGATTCGATGTAATCCCTTGTCTGCCTGCTGCGTTCGCCGTGGCGTAGTTAATGCCACCATTGCCCAACACATTAGATGCTGCCTGCGCCATAGGTGACTTACTTGTTGTAACGGTACCTGTGACGCTGGGAATTGATGAGGTGACTCCACCTGTTCCAGCAAAAGGATCTTTCTTCTTCACCACGGTTCCTGTTGTCTCGTAAACCATTTTGCACCTCCTTTGGGTAATAGAAAAGGGTACCCGTGTGGGCACCCTTAGGTTAAACGCGTATTAAGTTATTAATAGTAGATATGAAGTCCTCAAGCGTTACGTCATGCGGGGATAAACGGTCACGGAGTTTGTCCAAACCCTCCGAGTTTGTCACTCCCAACACTTCACAGATACTCTCTTGAGTCATGGTGAAGGTGATCTTTTCCATTGTTTCCCCCTGATGTTCGGGGTGGTTGCATATACACTGTATATGTTATACTCCAATATGAGTATACAGGTATTAACAACACCCTTTTTTAGTGTTGTCACTTATCTCCCGCCAAGTTGATTAAGTGACAATCGGTCCAGAGCTGCTATTTTATAGCGGCTCTTTTTTTGTTTCTTGATTTACTTTCAAGTTATTTCCTCCTCTCACTTCATATACTGTAGCAAAAAAACAACCATCACTCAAAGTTTACAAATGGAAAATTTAACTCGCTCTTTTCGATATTTTCGACAACCTCCCAGCTGTTTACCAGTTAATGTCCGAAGTTGGGTAAAAACCGCTGCATTTTCGACATTTTATTTAATGAAACCGAATGTTTCGCGAAAGTGAACCCAACCATAGAACTAATTCGGGACTTAAATTAGTACTTATTAATCATTTTTAAATCCAACTAAAAAGGACCCCTTCAGGAGTCCTTTCGTTATGTGCAGCACTGTAAATTAAATTGTTATCATCTTATCAATAGTAGATATGAAGTCCGTTAAAGATACATCATGAGGAGATAATTTTTCACGAAGCTTGTTTAATCCTTCGGAGTTTGCAACTCCTAAAACTTCGAAAATGTTCTCTTCGTTCATGGTGAAGACCATTTTTTTCATGCTTTCTCCTCGCTTTTGGAGGGTGTTGCATATACAAAGTGTGTGTTATACTAACGTTGACTATAGTCAACAAGACAAAATGTAACGCGTTGCATTTTATGTTGGAGCATAAAATGCAACGTACACTTTGGCAACACCCTTAATTTTTTGTCACCTAACTTCTTGGCGGTCGATAGGTGACAACACGGTCGAGTCGCTTTTGTAAGCGGCTCTTTTTATTTGCTCTTTTTGAACTTCAACGTTGTTCCTCCTCTCATGTAATATACATGGTAGCACAGGTTTTAATTTCTGCGGTAATAATTCGTGGCAATTCTTTCCGTGTGCTTAATTTAATGTACCACAAGGTTTTGATTTACCCAACTAATACATACTTCAAAAATAACCTTAAAAGTTATTTTCAATAAGATTCACACAATATTCATATTTTACGCAGCTTGTTTGATCATCAATCTGTTGATGTAATTTGACAGCATCTCTTTTCGTGCTTGGAACTCAATTCCTCCTACAATCAACCCGATATCTACCCTCTGCAACGTTTCGATGTTACGGATCTGTTCAGTCGTGAGGTAAGGACGGATAGACTCGCCTTTTTTTATTCCGTGTTTTTCCCTGAAACTCTTGGCACTCATACCAAGAACAATTCGATTAATCATGTCTGCTTCATTAATGAAGTGATGCGGCTTAGGCTCTTCGCGTGCGTTATAGATTGCTTCTGTCAGAGCTGGATATTCCATTCTTGCAGAGTTTAGGGATAAAATGAATTCTTCCATTGCTTCAAATCGGTTCAGTAGTCCAATTTTAATTGCTGTCGCCTTTCTGCCGTTAAATCCCATTACGATTAGCATCGAACCTTTACGAGTCATGAGGACTTGTCTGTTCTTTTTACCGGAAGCATCCTTATATTTATCTTCAAAGAAATTCTCTTCATAAAACTCTTCGATTGTCTGACCCGCAAGCAAGCGAATAGTATCATCACTCAGCGCACTTTTGCGCTCAGTCAGTTCATCCCCACTGACCACAATTTTGTGGTGAGTGATTTCGTCTATACTTCTTAAAATAGTATCATGTCTTTTATCAAATTCCTCTGCCACCTGTCTACTGCTGTACAATGCCTTACCCTTCATTTCATACAACATACAATCCGGATTAAGAATCAGTTTGGTACTCATTAAGAATCCTCCTTGTAATTCATGATTTACATTTGATACAATGAAACAAAATGGATAGTTTGATTAGCTTGCTTTTGCATCATCGAGTAGATCATCGATGTAGTTTAGGTTGAATACCTGAACCAACTGCTTGGCAACGTCAACCGTAAGCCTACGCTCTCCACGCTCAATCTTGGAGTAGTTTACTGAAGTCATATCCAACTGGTCGGCAACTTCCTTTTGGCTGAGAAAGTTTTGTCTTCGGATCATTTCAAGCTTAGTTTTCGGAGTAGCCATTCTGTTTATCACATCCTTTCTAGGTATCCTTTTCGGATACTATACGAATAATATATATCCATTTCGTTTTATAGTCAATAACTGGAGGAATTTATTTTGGAGATTTTTTCCGCGCGTCTAAAATGGTTAAGAGAAAGAGCTAATTTGACCCAGAAAGAAGTAGCAGATTATGTAGGTATGTCTCCGCAAGGGTACGGAAAAATAGAAAATGGGCACCGTGATCCTAATTTAGAAGTTTTATCATGTTTGCCTTCGCTATTCGGAGAAACAGTTGATTTTATGATAGGTGTGACTGGAGACACAGAAGAAATAAAAGAGTTAAAAAAAGAATTTAAAAGATTAAGTACCATCATTCACTACGGTCAGGAGAATATTCTTAACCCTAGTCGCCATGAAACTGAACTACTTGTTGGATATGAAGAGATTGTAGCTCATAACATAGAGCATCGAGCAACTATCGAGGCGTTAATAAAACATACCACTTCACAAGTGCCATATTATAATTTTAAGCCAATCCCTAAAGGCAGTCGTAACCAAACATTTGATTAGGTATTAACAATACCTTTTTAAGTATTCTAATCACTAAAGTAAAACTTCTCCCTAACTCGGCTGACTTTTCAGCCCAGCTCATACCCGTCAATCTGACGGATTTAAAGTGTTATAGTATATACTTTTCCAAACTCGCTCAATTCTAACACCAGAATAGTAGGAAACATAAATAGGCAAATTCTCTTTCCGCCCACTTGGCGGAGACAGGATTTACCTATTTGGCATGCAAAAAAGGACACCTAGTTGTTGCTCTAAGAGTCCTTGCATATTTATATTTAGTTTTGGTTTTGGTTTGTTCGACTGAATAATTCTATTATAACCTAACTTGCTTGAGAGTTCAACTTAACGAAAAAAGACACTCGTCTGAGCGCCCTTATGCTGGTATAATTTATTTTGTACAGCCAATTTGTGGTGGGTATAGACAAGCCTCCAGTGGGAGGTGATGTCTATGAACTTCGCTTTTTCCGATGTTATCATGTTCGCAACGTTTCTTATTGCGCTTCTGACATACATTGACCGTAAAAGAAAGTAACCCGCCACAGGTTGCGAGCCAAAGTGCGGGTTACTTTCTTCTGTTTGTGCAACACACTCGGAGGTAATCCCACCACAAATGCTGTGCAGGAGTAGCCTGGCCGGGCTACTCTTATTTTTGTCTTACTTTCATTTTATTAAACATCTGTGCACTTTACAACCTTTAAAATGCTTTAAAATCACTCTGTGCTAAGTGTTTTCTACATTTTTTCTTCTCTTTCTCAGTCCGTCCATCTCTCTTTCCCTGAATACAAAAAGGACTCCTCAAACTAAGGGGTCCTCTTCTCAATTATTTACTTTTCAATTGAATAAAAACAGTTTCATAGAAAAAAAGACCTCATAAGAGGTCCTTCTATGTATTCGTTGCATCTTTTTGTCCTGAGGAGTCCACTTTTGGTCTGGGTGCTTTTGATCTGGGTCCTCTAGTTCTAGATGTCTGTGAACTCCTCTTTTTAGGGGCAAATCCAGCAATTATCTGATCAAGATTCCCTTTTGCTGTATCTACATGTTCTTGTGTCATTTCTATGCAATTATATCGAGAAGCTTGGCTAGCGTAAAATAGATCAAGATAGAATCTTGATATAGGTTTCAAATGCTTCTTCACTTTAAAATTTCTATCCCTGTGTACATCTGTAGGAATTTCCATCTTAGCTAGTTTCGCTTCAACCAGATGAAGTGCAGAGTAGAAATACATTGTTACCAACCAATCTTTAGGGACAGGTTCCAAACCGCTTACTGCTGCAATCACCTTAATGTTTGAATCATACTGCGCTTTGTGTTCTTCAATAGTAGGCATCTAAATTCAATCCCTTCTGTGAACAGTAGTATGTTCAGGGATTGATTGCTCATTGAAGGACTTGGCTAACACATAGCGAACTTCAAAGTCGAAATCAGGATATTCATCAAAAGCATCCATTTCTACATCAGCTAAAAATCTGCTTATCCCAACATCACTTTTCTTAAATACAATCACGTATTGAGTTACACCACGCTCATCGTAGTAATGAACATTAGTAACTAAGGGGTGCTTAATATACATTTCGGCTACAGTATATTCCAAGTCGTGTCCCAATCCATATTCCAAGTCCACATAATCACCGCCCGCTTCTAGCTTATGCGAGACAGTATTAGCAAATGCTACAGTTTTTAGTCTAGAATCCTCTAAGATGCGCAATTTTATAATATCCATATTCGGTCGGTGACCGAACACCTGTATAGGATAATTATTTTTAATTAAGTGTGTCCAATCAGGCGTTGACTGCTCTCTTGTCCAAATATCACTCATATCGTCACTGCCATGCATTAGCATAATGACTTCGTGAAGATTCTCACGCTCGACATCCCTTTGACTATTAGTTTTAGTTGCTGTCATCATCCTCACCTTCCTCTTCGTTCTCTTCTTCGTTCTCTTCTTCTGAGAATTTCTCTGTAATCCACTCCGCTAAATTCAAAGCTTTTTCTCTGTTCAGAGTAATGGATGCTTTCAATTCTCTATCAATTAAGAGATCATTCATTGAACGTGTGAAACTTACTTCATCCTCATTCTCTAACTCAAGAGGTCTTTCGATAATTAATCTTGGTTGTACAGATTCTTCATAGAAATTAATAACAATATCCTCTTGCATGTTAACAGTTGGATGGATTGAGTTAGAGTAGGTCTTAACGTAATCTTTACTTTGTTTATCAATATATTGAATTTTGATGTTCTCTTCTTCCATATATGTACACCACCCTAGCTAAGTTTAAAAAGATTATACCCACGAGACACTCGTTTTGAAAGAAATATTTTCCATTATCTATATCTAGTATGTATGCTTCTCACCAAGCATCTAAATATAGATACATCTCTGTACACGAAAGGGATTCTCACTAGAAAGTGAAAACCCCACATATACGAGATATGCTACTTTTTAGGATAGACCAATAGCTGGTTTTTCCTATAACATAATATTAGCGCTTCGCGAACGCCCTTGCAACTTTATTTCAACGCAGCCAGTTGGGATTCGAGATTTGCAGTTACTTCACAACCGCAATTAAATCCGCTGTAGCCTTCACCAAATTCGGCAAGTAATCTTTGTACTGATCAGCATTGCCTTTATCCACTATACGTTTAATTTCCTCACACAGTTTCTCTACGGTTTCTTCAGCTTTTTCCTGATACATATCGTTTCCTCCTAATATAAAGGACCCCTTCAGGAGTCCCTACGTTTTTTCTTCTTTTTTATTTCAGTCCGCTTCCTCAGAATCAAGCCCGTAACACCAAGTACAACTAATATTGACAAAAAGATAGGAGGATTGGCAGCAATAAAGCCACCTCCCAAAATCATCAACCATAGTAGTGGTAAACCGATAACATATTGAAGTAAAACCTTAACCTTATTGTTCACTTATTGAGTGCAGCCAGTTCAGATTCGAGATTGGCGAGTGTGGCTTCCTGTTCAGCTAAAGTAGCTTGACGCATTTTAAGGAAGTTTTCTTCACCAGCGCTATCTTTTGTTGGATCGTTAATAACTGATTCGCTCACTTCAATAAGCTTTTTCGTGTCAGCAATCCGTTTCTTTATATCTACAATACGCTCATTCAATTTGGCTTTTAAGAATTCCAAGTTTGTTTCCTCCCCAGGAGATGTAGCAGTCGGTGTGCTGGATGCTTTCTCATCTAGGATGATCTTTTTGTTCTGCATGCTCACGTCATATCCGGCAGCTTCCCCGATTGCACGAACCGGTGCGTAGCTTTTGCCATCAACGATGATTGCAGTATCCAAGGCTTGTCCATTCAGTTCCACGACTGCTTCTCCCTGAATCTTTTTGCCTACCAGAGATTTAATATCATCCGCGAAAGCAGTGGCGGAAAGGACGAATACGGCACCAGCAAGGAAACTAGCAACATACTTTTTCATGTCAATTCTCCCTTATACCATTTTTCACCAATATACCACAGCTTTCGCGGACCGTGAACCGCTCATCATTGCGTGATTTGCTAATAACACAGACGTCTGCGCTTTTAATTACCTATCTTCTAATGCTTCGATCCGATCGAAAGCCTCTCTTAATTCATCACCAAGTGTACGGCCTGGGTTGTCAGCATAAAGTTTATCCCAGTTTGTAAAGTTCATTTGAGCAGCATTTACATAGATCGCACCAGCAGCTTGCAAACCCAGTGCCGAATCACTCTCAAAGATCGGATATCCTATGAGGTTATGAATCCGGCCTCGTGGTGTACTTGCAACAGTGAATCGAATGGCGGGTGAACCACCATAGTTAGGCTCAATCACAATATGGTTATTCGCATCATTGTACGCCCCGAACACATTCCCTGTAGCGCTCATCTCACACCGTGGGTAGGCGTTTCGCCGGGTAGCGATGTATGATCCGAATATTTCAACAGACTCAATCAATCCCGCGACGATATGCCCCAGGTTAGCGCTGATGGCGGACAACTCGCCGACATTAATCTTCTCCGCGATGACTGAGCCTGCCTTGAGGTTCTGTGTTTCAATCCCCTCTGCCCGGATGTTGTTCACGTCCAATGTACCGTTGATCATGAAGTCGATCTCATTCAGGCTCATGGCCACCTTGCCAATCGCATCCTTGAGGTACTTCTTAACCTCATCCAGATCGCTAAATGTAGGTGGGTTATTGAATGATGGTGCTACGTTTTGAATACCCATATGTCCTCCTTAATAGAGCGGCAGTTGTCGTACCTGACGTGTGATTTCGTGCAGTCTTACCCAGCCTGTACCCTCCAGCTTAATCCGGACTGTGTTCTCCAATGCGAACTTCCGAACCGGTATGATGATGCGCTGTATTTCTTTGGACGTGGCTGTAATGGTCTGTACCAAGTCCCATTCATTACCGCTCGCTTTATTGGAGAGGTACACATTCAACGTGCTGCCTAATCCCATCTCAGCAGTTAGCCACATTTTCAACCAACGTTGCTTCTGAGCAATGGACTGATTGGTGAACGGCTTGGTTATGGCTGACCACGCAATCGCCTGTCCGTTGTCGGTGAGTCCGATCAGTTTCAGCACCTGTCCTGTGGCCGTACCGATGTAAAAGTCCTGTCCCACAGCTGCATAATGCGTTGGTGCTGGTGTAACCCACCGGGTCCATGTGCCGATACGTGGATCATTAACCAACGTCTCTGCACCCTGTGTGGTGAAATATAGCCGCGAACCATCCGATCCCGCTGCACTCGCACTGGTAACATTGGGATAGAACGTCCGGACCACTTCGCTGAACGCCTTATCTGGGTTTGTGGATGCAGCATATTCGTACAACCCTGTCCGGTGCATGAACCTCATGGTCCCTTCCTGCACGGCTACAGCGTTGTTGTTGGCTACACCCTCGTCATCCGATATCAGCCGACTGGTGAAGTCAGATGGAATGTTGCCCATCAACATATGGATGGAAGAGGGCATGCCAATGGTTAAGCGGTACAGGCTGCCTGACAGCATGTTAATGTCTTCCCCGTGAGAGGATTCGATCTGTTTCCGGTAGCTATCCTGCTGATTGCCTGCGAACGTGTTCCAGTTCTCTGGCTGGTCTAATGCAGATGACCATAATTCGTTCCCCACAGCGCACCAGAGCCTGTTACTATACGTGGTGATGTATTTACCATTCGAAGGTGCTCCGGCCAGTACAGACACCGTAGAACCGTTGTACTTGCGCATCGTATCTACTCCATTGCATCCGATGAGGTTAACACCGCCGAGGTTCCCGTCAAAGTTGGTAAACGTCCACTCTGCTGATGTGTTCAGGCCACTTACCAATGTAGTCCAGGCTGATCCAGTCCACCGCCGCCATGTGCCATCATTGAATACTGCATGTAGCTCCCGTCCGCGCCAAACACCCATACCCAATACACGGGTACCGAACGTACCAATAGACGTGTAACCCGGTCTCGTGGAGATAGCCGGGTAGTCATCAGTACTCAGGTTCTGCATCTCGGTGAAATACGTGTCTTCAATAGAGTACGGATCAAACGTGTTCAGGCCGCGGAACTCTCGAATCGGAATTGGCTGCATCATGCCTTCAAGCGGTTGGTTCTGCAACGAGTTGTACTTTACAGGCCTCATTGTACTGCACCCGCTTGATAGTTTTGCGCCGCTACATTCCATGCTGCTTTGTACTGGTTCTCATAATTAGAAGCCTTGACCGCATCGTCCTGGCTGTTTGCCAACATTGCCGCAAGTCCAGGGATAAACGTCCAGTGGTATTCCTCCGGCGCATCAGGCGGTACACTTAGTGCGGTAGACAGGAACGTTGTGGTCGCAATCCGGTGGTAACGCAAAAAGCCTCTTAGATCCGCATAAGGGGCTGGGTAAAGCGATATGGTTTTGGTCGTGTCGTCATAAGCAAAGGCGTTCTGATATGGGGTGACATCCTCACGGTCCAGACTACGGTACTTCGATGGCCCGATTAGCACCAAGTCGATGTTCTTCTGCCGGACGTCTGCAGGTAATGTGTAGTCCGTTTCTCCAGCCACGCAATCGAACTGCGCTACTTTTGGAATCTTGACCACGTTGAAGAAGTCTTGGTTTAGTGCATTGAGCCAGACCACTTTGTCCGCGACTGGAACCTCGTTTGGTACCAACATGTCTGCTTCGTTAATGATTTCGGATATGTTCATAGGGTCACCCCTGTTCTATAAGGCCGATAGTATCCTGATATTCATCTTCGGTAATGAAATTGTTATCTTTGGCCTTGTCGATATCAGTCAGATGATATGTCGTTGCGGCATATTCTTTCACTGGTACTACGTAGGCTGGGAGGATCTCAGGAAAACGTTTTGTCCCGTGCCTGTATATGGCTGTTGAGTAGGCTATTTTTAACGAGTTAATAAGCGTTGCCATGTCGTATCCTCCTTATTGGGTAGCTGCAAGTGTTTCCCATATGTCGATAATAGCAAGGTTCAGTGCAGCAGTTTCGGCTTCAGCTGTTGCAAGTCTCGCAGCAAGGTCATTCTTGTCGACTTGTTCTTTTGGAGGGTCGTATTCACCATCTAGGCTGAAAGCCTCAAAATCAGATATACCTCGGAACGAAAACACCACTGCGCCGTTGGTGTACCCAATGATACTATCTGCGAGCTTAACAATCTCTTCTGCCTCAAACGTTTCCCCTGCAAATGTTAAACTTCTCATCGTATCAGACCTCCTGAACTTGCACTTTCTGCTGTTGTTCCTGCTGGTTGCGACTCCGATTTTACAATTGTTGAACCGTTGGTAGCGGTTAACACAGTAGTGTTACCGCTACCTGAATTTGTATTCGAAAATAACTGAGAGAATCCTTGTGCGAATAACGCTCTTGATCTGTTTGATATAGTGCAATTTGAAACATCTGCCGTTGAGTGGAATAAACTGACTCCAGATTGAGTATTAGAAGTTGTCATAGTTATGTTGCTCATGATCAGACGAATTACATAACTAATCGATACGCCTATAGTGCCCGCAGGGGCATTAACCGTAATAAACATCAGAGACACAAAAGATAGTGTGCATCTCTGAACAAGGACTTTACCAGTTAAAATGAACCCACCACCACTCGGTCCTGTAACCCTGACCCATCCTCCGCCTGTTTTTTCCTCAATCGTGAGATCCTCTGCGTACGTACCCGCTGCGACATTGATAATCAAACTATGGTTGAGTACATACGGAATCATAGATATCGCCTTTGCAATCGTCTTGAAGGCTTGATCAGTTGCCAATCCAGTATTGCTGTCGTTTCCAGTCGCGGTATTAACGTAGTAGTTCATATTTTCAGTTGAAATTGTCGGGCCTGTATACTTGCTGGATGCTTCAATCCAGGTCGTGCCATTGAAGTATTCCAGCACTCCTTCGTTGATGCGCAATCCATGTGTTGCAGTTGTGTTAACAGTTGTATTGGAGTGTGTATTTAATGCAGATATAGCTGCGGATTGTGCAGCATTAGCCTTAGTTGTTGCGTCGTCTTCAGCTAGTGTTGTTACCTCAGCCGCTTTAATGTCTGCATATGCATTTGCTGCAACCAAAGATGCATCTGCTTTGTTTTGCGCGCCTGCTTTTGTTTCCCCTTCGATCCGCACGAACTGAGCATCAGTTCCACTCATCAAGCCCGAGTCGCCATTGGTTACAGCATTAGGAATCACGTCAGTTCCGCCTGTAATGTGAGACGATGCATGCGCACCTGGTGTAGCTGAACCAGTTGCAGTGACTGTTACCTGTTTGTTCGCTGGATTCGTAGTAATGGTGATCCCTGTTCCACCAGTGAACTGCAACGTATCTGTCTTGTTTGTAGCCAGTACATTGTTTACTCCACTAAAAGCGTTTTGGTTAGTTTCAGCGCCTGTTTGTATCCCGTCCAGTTTACCCTTGTCCGCTGCTGCCATGAGTCCATCCGTTGATGGTGTAGCCAATTCTCCAGTGGCTTTGCTATTCCACTCAGCTTTTTCAGCGTCCGTCACGAACCGGTTGTTTGCGTCCTGAGCAATAATGGATGGCGGATGTGTAGCCGGGTGAATGTAGTGGTTTGCTCCAGCAGCCACGCCGTCTAATTTGGTTTTATCTACACCAGTCATGAATCCAGCTGCAACGCCAGCAACCACAACGGCATGAGCTGCACCACCAGTACCAATATGCGCGTTCAGGTTTACATCTGAGTAATCTTTAGCAGCTTCTTCTGCTGCATCCGCCTTTTCCTGGGCGCCAGCTGGCGTTTCCCATTGGGACTGGGCTTCTGCTGCGATATCTTCGCTTGTATTCCGCCATGGGTATCTACTCATGCTTACCACCTCTCTTTAACGGAATACCGTTCGTATCCGTTGTTTGCTGTTTCATATTCGTTCAGCACCTGACGGTATTTATAGTCGTATTCCTCTGACTCTTTCCCGCTGGTAATTTCCTTCAATACTCCATACACCAGCACCATGTCAAAGTCCGGGTCGAATCCAGTAGGGCCATCCATGTCCGCTAAAGCTAGTTCCCGTAGTACTTCAGCGTGGAAGATTTTGATACCCTCTGGAGTGTCTACCTCCGGATTGGGCACAATGCCGATGCGATCACCGGAAAAATAGTAATACGGTTTCTCCTTTAGCCTCTCATTGAATTGCCGCAACGGAATGCGTCTCCAGCCATCGTTGTCGTTGTGATATGACCCCATCTTCACATCAACGTCTACTACATTGCCTGGAGGACACGGGAGCACATAGAGCGCCTTACCCTTGACCAAGTCGATTGCAGTACAGATGACATTTGATTGCTGCTGAGCAGATCCGAAGTTGCGGACAAGCCTGTCACGCACTTGCGAAACCTTGCGAACAATGGAAGCGGGAGAGAGGAAATTAGGCGACTTCTCCGTAATCTCCTCTACAACGTCTTTTAAGAGCATTTCTCACCACTCCTTACTGTGATTACTATTTTGCTTCTAAAGCAGCTACACGGGCCGCCAGTTCAGCGAGAATACCCTGTACGTTCGTTGCGGTACCCGGTGCAATAGCTGTCGCTGTAATAGCCGATGCTGGGTGCACATGGTTGCCTGCTGCGGCTGTTGAGGCTGTGGTGCCGATAGCCAGGTTCGACGTACCAGCACCAATTGCTGTACGGGCTGCGGCTTGGTTGGCGGATGTCAGGACGGCTTTACCTGTAGCTGTGGCATCTGTGATACTGTTCGATGTTATTGAACCTCCACCACCGCCTCCACCAATGTCGATCGGGTTTCCATCGGCATCAACAAAGACGGTGTAGTTAGGCTCCCTCTTTTCGGGCAGGCTTGTTGCTTCTGCTGCGGGAATTACCTGAATGTAATCCGGTTGTCTGCTGTGGTTCAGCATCTGTGTTCCCTCCAATCAATTTTTCCAACAGTTCATTGGTACGCTGCTGTTCTTTATAGATAGCATTGAGCGCGTCCAGTTCATCACGAAACATGTGATTACCTCCAAAAGAAAAAGAGGGGCAATATGCGCCCTCTTAGTCTTGTACGTTATGGCCGAAGATGTAAGAGTAGTTGGTCCAACCGTAACCCCAACGTCCTACAACTTTGAATTTGGTTACCTCAGTGTCGAAGTCCGTAACCGATCCGTTCTCCGGTTTACGTCTCCACTGCCAGTGGTTGAAGCGTTTCAAGCGTGCAGAATCAGCAGCAAACCAATTCTTACGCTGAGATGCAGCAATGAACGGGTTCACAATTACCTTGATGTTACCCATGTACATGTTGGCATCAAAGTGGTTACTTCCTGGCTCATACTTCGGCAATTCAGCGTCTGGCAGGCCAGCAATCTTGAAGGCTGCACGTGCGTTGTAAGGAGCTACAATCAGTGTGTCTGGAATAACCGCCAGTGGATTACCTTTATCATCCTTCCACTCTTGCATTGCCACTGCTGTTTCGTCCCAAGCGTCCAGTGTTAACGGTTTGTTGCCTAAGTTGGACTGCACATCAGTTGTATTTTTTGGGCTGTATGGGTGATCCGCAGCGCACAACGGCTTGCCATCTGGCCCCAAAAATGATTCCATTCGACCACGAAAGTTAGCTCCTTCAGGAACAAATGCGTTGTTCAGGAACTCAACACCCTGCAATTGCTGGGTTTTGTACACCGCATCTGCCAGACCCATGATCCGGGTTTTGATCTGTGTAAGCTGTAGGTCATCGATGAAGTCACGCTCGATCATACGACCATCGGAGAACTTCCGGTTACGAATAACCTTTTGCCACAGTTCCTCAATGTCCTCATAGAAAACTTGGTTGTTCGAGCGATTCCATTCCTCCATCAGACCTTCAGCGCCGATACCTTCGTACGACTCACGGTCCTTCGTAGAGTTGCTGACATTGTACATCAGAGGGATATAGTCCTTCTTATCTTTTGTTTCGAGTGAATACAGTTCTTTGAAGATAGGCTCAAGGACTCGTTGGTCCCATTGAAGTTTTGTTTGCATGTGTTATGCTCCCCTCTCGATTACGACAACTGGCGGTTCTTAACTTTGAACCGTGCTGTCTTTTTGTTTGTGTTAATCGCCAGTACTGCCAATGAACCGCCTGTTACGGTGGCTGAGTTTGCCGACAAACCATCTGCTGCCAAAGCAATACCGGATGCACCTGGAGTGAATCCTGCGGCAGCTGTGCCACTGTATGGAGCGTCATACCAGTCACCCTCCCGAGCCAAGATAACCTCAGTCTCCTTATCTGTGCCAGCAGTAACATTAGCAGTCAGGAATCCAGCGATTGAGTCCGTTGCTCCAGCCTTTGTCCAGCGACCATCCACCATCTTCACCGCTTCACCAGCAAAGCCAGCTTCGTTATCTTTCATAAGAAACTCCGTGATCCGTGTTGGGTCGTTACCGTAATCGTTGTATACATAAGTAAATCCTTGTGCCATGGCTTAACGCCTCCTGTTATTCAAAGTTTTTTGCGTATTTTTGAGCATTCTTTGGATCAATTCCGAATAATGCGAATGCACCGGTTAACTCTGCTGGCGCGCTTGGCTCCAGTGTTCCAGCTACTTGCGTTTCCACCTGTGCCCGTTTGTTCAGGCGCTGGTTCTTCAGCACAGCCTGCTCAGCACGTTTGCGATCAGCGGCTGTCAGTTTGTCTCGGTGTACCAGCTCATAAGCGTCGATAGGGTCATAACCACGCTCGATACGTGCATGCATCTCTTGGGTAAGCCAAGGTGCTGCAGCTCCATCTTCAGTGACTTCCTGTGCCAGATCCGGGTACTTCTTGAACAAATCCTGCCAGCCTTGCACCAGTTGCTGTTGTTGCTGTTCCTGTTGCCGTGCAGACTGTTCGGTCTCTGTTCGTTGCAGCACCTCACGTGCCTGTTGGAGCAAAGGGTGACTATCAATGTACTGATCAAGCACATCCGGGTCTATGCCTGCATTCATGGCCTCTTCCCGCATACTTTGTTTCAGTTCATCGAATTGGTCTTTCTGTCTCTGCTGTGCTGCGGCTTCAATCTGGTCAATGTTCGCAACTAGATCGGCGTGGTCTCGGTATCCCTGCTGTTTTGCAAGGCGATCCAGGGCCGATTCGTACTGCTTAACCCGACCTTCTACCTTCTCGTAATTCAGTCCCTTACGGGCATGTGCTGCCACTTCTTCGTCCGGGATGAACACGTCTTGACCGTTGTACTTGACTGTGATTCCTTTTAGCTCCGGTTGATCACCTTCGAGTTCCTGCTCTATGGGTGGAGCATCATCCTCTTTGTCGATTACCTCCGCTTCCGGTTCCTTGTCCTCATACGGCAAGTTAAAGGCTTCGTACGCATCACGCATTGCTTGTTGCTGGTCGTCAGCCTGTGGGTGGGCTGTCTCTGTTGTTTCAGTGACTGTCTCGCTATGGGTGGCGAGGTTGTCGATATCTTCCATGCTTGGTTCCTCCTAATCCGCTATGGGTGGCGGCAGATATAAAAGGCCAAAGGATTCTCACCCTTGGCCTGGTCTTCCTGGTTGCATAAGTTGATGGGCAACTTTAGCACCTTCCAGATTCATCTTCTGTTGTTTCAAACCTTGCTCAAATTCACGGTCACGCTGTTCACGTTCCATCTGTTCACCACCGAATTGCTGTAGTGTCTGCTGCATGGATTGGTTCTCTTGGCTCAACTGCTGCACCTGAGCTTGTGCCTCCTGCGCTTGTTGCTGAGCCTGCATGAACTGCTGTTGCTTGCCTGACTCTTCCTCGATACGGCGCTTGATGACGTCCATCGGCTCCATGCGACCCGTGGTAATGACGTACCGGACAGCCTCGGCATCGATCATGGGTTGCTGAGTGATCGGGTCCATCGTCTGAAGCAGGTTAAACGCCAGCTGTAACCAGTACTCCCGGTCCTGCGGCTTATCCACTCCAATCTGCACCAGTATGTCAAACTCTGGAACAAACTCTTCTTGAACCTGCATAGGCTCTGGCATCATGCCTACTTGGTCAGTACCACCACCCATCCCCATTGCTTGCATTGGGTCAGGTTCAGGTAGAAATTGCATATCTCCCGTATCCATCCCCTCTGGGCCAAGTGGTTGCATATCTCCTACGCCAATCTGCATCATGTCGTCTGGCGGCATAAAGTCCGATTCAACTCGCGACACCATTGCCTCACGACTCATTTTCACTGTACGGCCTGTTACACGGGCGATACGCTCCGTCGTGTAGAACTGGGCTATCAACTCCACATACTGGCTGAATACCTCTTCCAGCGCGTCCTGTATCAAGTCAGAGACGGTATTGAGCCTCGTACCCGCAGCTGCCATCAACGCCTTCGCCTGCTCACCACTGGTGACGTTACTGTTTGCCTGCCCATTGGCACTGTCGAACTGACCTGGAATCTTCTGCAACATCTCGTCATAGTAGTTCAGCATGTTAAAGACTGTACTAGGTACGTTGACGCCTTCCAGTTCCTTCACACCGCTCATGCGACCAGTAGCCACCGGAAGCATTGCGCCCGGCATAGAACGTTGCTCAGCCCATGTTCTCGGCTTGCTTATCGCACCTTCCTCATACATGATGGCGGCGTTACCCTGCTTCGCCATGGTCTCAACTGCAATCTCAGCGTATTTGTTCTTGAAAATCTGCGGTTTGATCATATCCCGCATGAAACCCTTGCCCCATGGATTGCCTTCAGACGGGTACAATGTACGGGCTACGAATGGATACTGCCCGTGGTCAAACACATACGCCTTGTGCTCCAGGAACACGCCTGAGGTGGTGACGTAGATGCAGTGAACGCCTTCCATCTTCCCATCAGCCTTTGCCAGATACTCGGATGGGTCAACGTTCTCCATCAACTTCTCCTCGGCCATTTCCTTGAACAGCTTCTTGTCCTCAGCACTCACCTGTTTTGGCAGTCCGCGATACCAGTACTCAATGAGTCCAGCCATCTGCTGCCTTGTGGCGTCTGTGCTAATGTTGCCATCGTCGGAGTCGACGTTGAATACCTCTGTTTCCAGTGTTCCGGTGTCTGGCTGTACCTTCTTGCCCTGCTTGGGCCAGCGCTCTTTAAAGTACTCCAGTGGCTTGGGTACGTTGATGATGATCGCACCCATCTTCTGAAGGTAGATGAAATCCTTAATGCGTGGGTCCGGGAAGAACGTACCAAAGTCCACCGGAATGATGTCGTTACGCCCTTCGTACCGGTTCATCCCACGCCCGCCCTCGACCGTTGGGTCAAAGACAGTTTTATATATTAACGGGCCGTGAATGACCATGCGCCGGACAGCTCGGGTATGTTTCTGCTTAAACTTGATCTGTCGCAGCTCAAACGGCATGAAGTCGTTCAAATCCCGGGCTTTTTCCTCGTCTCCTTCTTCCTGAGCCGTGAAGTTCGGGTATGGCATCCATCCTGTCAACTTGCCTACAATGGATTCAATCTGAGCAAAAGAAACATTCTCTCCTGCGTCAGGACGTAGCTTGGACACCGCATCTGACCGCAGTCCCTTCCAGTGGTCACCCATGTAGAAACGCTGCTCCTTACGCCAAATGTCGTCCATCTGCTGCCGGGCCTGCTTGAACACTTGGTAGTCCTGGTACACCGTGTCGTAAATCCGTTGTTCCTCCGGTGTGTTCGGGTTCTGTGTGTCCTTTTCGGCACCTGTCTCAGTGAACAGCCCCTTGAACCCTTTGGTGATCTTGTTCAGCGTGCTCATTTAACATCATCCTCCAGCACGTTCGGATCATCATGCCAACTCATTGGACGGCGTGTCTCCAGCGGTTCTGCTGGCTTCTGCTGGTTGTTGTACATCGCATACTCACCAGCGTTACGGGCCGTCAGGCGGTTTGTCAGATCCTTGATAGTCTTGTCTCTCTCACGTATCTGCATAAACAAAAATACGATGGTTGCCAGAACCACCGCTGATAGTACGTATTCCACTGTCATCACCTCACCAGAATGAAACCACCTCAGGCAGATCATCATCTTCGTCATCAAAATCAACGCGTTTGTTCGGCAGGGACTCAGGATTAGCTCCCCATGCCGCTTCATTTGTGCTTGCATATGGCTGGCTCATCACCCAATACCTCATTGCATCAGGTACGTGATCCAGTCTGTGTGCTGCTACATCCTCAACATTACGTTCATCGTGCATCATTGCAGGAATCGCTTCAACGGCATGGGCACAGGTGTTAAATATCTTCAGTCTGGAGTGCTTGTACTGGTTACCAGTGACATGATCAACCTTATCCGTCACGTGAAGCCATTCTCTGAGTCGCTTCCATCCATTGATTCGTTCTTTCTTCGCTTGGATCAATGGCACGTTCTTGGTCGCAAATATCTCAGCAGGCGTGATGTTCTCCGTTTTCGCCTTGTTCCAGAAGGATGTATCCGCCACATTGTACTGGTACTGTTCATACACCGGGCTGTTTAAGCGCACCAACTCAACCTGTTCACTCGTCAGTAGCTTGGTTTGAACCAATTCCCTATACAGATACCCAGTCCCATCAGGACCGACTGCAAACCACAGGCATACAAACGGGTCCGTGTAACCCTCGTCCAGTGCTCTGTACCTCTTCCACTCTCTCGGTATCTCGAACGGCTCTATGACGTGCACAGAGCGTGTGAACTCAGCAAAGTACTGCCCTGCGAACACATCCCAGTCACCTTCAAGCAACTGTTTACGTTCCACATCAGACAAAGCCATCAGACGCGCCAAATAACCCGGATCTTCTCTGAGCAGGGCTTGGTTATCATATAGGTTTGCTGGTATGAACAATCTACTCCGTATGATCGGTTCTCCTGGTGTAACCCCTGGTATACCTTCTGGCCAGACTAGAATGTTTCCATCTTCGTCCGTTTCAGGTACTTCATACGTAACCTCTGGTGGTCCCAGCGAAACAAAACGCTTCTTTACCCACGAGTGACCAGCACCTCCGGGGTTCGTCGTGCTTCTTACACTACGAGGGAAAGGCTTGCTACCACGTAGACGTGACAACATGTAGGTATACCATCGTTCCTCGAACTGGGTTAATTCCTCCCACCGGATCACGTCATACTCAGCGCCCTGGTAGTTCATGTAGTCGGCGTCGCTGTCCCAATAGGCTAACTCTAGGATACTACCGTTAATGAATGACCACTCGTGCTTCGAACTGTTGTACTTGCCCAGTTCTTTTGGATACACCTGAAGCGTTCTTGAAATGATGGATCGCTGCAAATCGGGGAATTTACGCCGGAAGATGATCTGACGGCTACCCGGGTATTGCATGGCGTATTTCAGCGCATCAAATATCGTCCCTTCCGACTTCCCTCCACCTGCTGCGCCTCCGTACAATATCTCATCGGCTTCTGCTTGGTGGAATACTTGTTGTCGTGGTTGCGGCTTATAAGGAATAATCACCTTACTCATCCTTACTCATCCTTACTCATCCCCGCATCAAATACGACTTGCAGCGCACCGCCATTTGCTCCTGATACTTCTACCTTATCTTTGAACATCCCATAGTGTTTTGCCACGCTGTCCAATGCACCTTTAGCTACAGCTGGGTCATCTGTCATGTTGTTTTCGATAATGTCCTTGTACTTGTTTAGTACCCATTGGACACTCATACCCGATTCTTCCTGCATTTTGTCCGTTCTTTGTCCGATTTCGGACATTACGTCAACATTTGTCAACAAACGGCTTGCTGCACGCCTTGCTGCCTCCTCGGTACAATTGTAGCCGGCACGCAGATAAGCGGCTGTTCCGTTCATGTCCTTCATGTACTCGTTAACAAAATTCATTTGCTTCTCTGACAATGCCATGGGTATCACCTTCCTCTCTACTCTGGTTTTGTGTCGCTGTTGAACATTGGACGTGGTGCGATATTCTCACCTATATACGCATGACCATAAGCTCGTTGTTGCTCAATGCTTGTCATCGCCTGCTGTCCGAAACTATCACTTGTAATTACAGGCTTCAACAATTCTGTTGGGATCAACGGGTTGCTTTCTCGCTGTATCCGCAATCCCTTCTGCCATAGATCCTCATTGACCAACGGCGGAAACGGTTGTGCGCTCAGTCGGTTGTACTCCGCTATCTCCTGTGGTGTACCCTCTACTGTTCCGTCTTTGTGTAGTTTCACTATGTGTTATCCCTCCTCTTAATGACCCAACCCTATACGGCTGCCGCTTCGCTAGGTGATTCGGTCGGACTCGATGGCCTTCGGCAAAAACAAAAAGAGCAACGGCGCTTGACCGTCACTCTCTTGTATTGCCCCTCATAACCTCAAACCACGCACTGAGCGTAACTCTCAAGCAGTTATGACAAGCGTCAGATCCCTGATAATCTAGGTGGTCGACCTGAGTTCCACCATAGATAGTTTTGGCATGCAAGGAAGGAACGTTGTAAACGACGACTGCGCATACAGCTATCGGCGCTTATCAGGATGTTCCTTATGATATTAGTTTAGCACTTACGATGAGTAATTTGTGGGAAATAATGCGTAATTCGTGGGTAAAAAATGGGGAATCACGCTGGTTCCTTGTACACCCACTCCGGATCGAACATGTGATCAAGGTTGGTGATCTCCATGTAATCCTGCTTGAGCGGCACCATTGCTTTGCACAGGCTGTTGATGGCCTTCTTATGCTGCGTCGATACCGTCTTGCGGTCTTTGTGCAACCTGTCGGCAATCTCGCTCAGGTTCATCTTGTTACGCTCCATGTACTTGAGCTGGATGATCGTCTTCTGATCGTCGCTCAGTATAAAGTCCACGGCCGACTCCAGCAACGTGACAATCCGTGAGTACCGACTCTGGTCACTGGTCCTGTCATGGTTGCTCAGACGGGATCTGACTCGCTCGTCGTATATGCCCTTCTTGAACATCCATTGCATCTCACTGTCTACCGCCATGCCGCCAAGGTTGTTCAATGCGAATTTGTATGATCTATAATCCGTCAGCAACTTGATCACCTGATTGTTGTCCATGTTCTCCCTCCTCATCCCATTTGATATACCCCGTACCCCATGGCGGCTTAATGAACGTATCAGAAGCATCGCGCCAATACACATTTGCTTGAGGTACATCTTCTGGCATTGTCTCGACTTTAAATATTCTGTACCCATGCTTAGGATCTTCCCATACCGTGGATACTCCACATATCTTGAGTAATGCTTCTGCTAATACAAGCGACTGCTCTTTATACTTCTCTTCAATTCGAGAAAAGTCCAAGCGTACAAATATTTCTGCCATGCTTCAACCCTCCTCATACTCTTGGATAAACTCATGATGCCGGTATACTCTCCATCCCTTTTCCTCGGAGTGTACGATCCAGCTGCCTTTCAGCATCTTAAAGTAATTCTTCTCTACAACAACGCTAAGGTACGGCATTTGCACTTTCTGCACCACTCGGCCCATTTGTACCAGACCGCCTGTAAACTCCTGTATCTGCTCTATTAAAGCCGGAGAGTAATCCGTTAAACGGATCGCCCTCACGGTTTCTGCTTTGCGGTGGTATATCATGCTACTTCAAGTGATTGCGGCACTTCCAATGCTTCTACGCGTCTTTTGAGTTCCTCAAACTCTCTTCGCGTAACTGTTCCCTCTGCCGTCTCAGCACTACTTCCTGCCAGCTGCTCTTCAGCCAATCGGTCGGTTGTGCTTTCTTCCGCGGCTTCTTCTCCTTCTGGAAACTGCCACGTGGGAGGCGTTAACTCGTTGCCCTCTTCCACGTCGTTATGTTGTGCCAGATTCTCATCAACACGTTGGGATTCTTCGGTGATTCGAAATTGCGGCGCCTCTTCGGCGCTCACCTCCCGGTATGCACCTTTTGTCAGATAAGGAATTTTAATCTCTTCATCGGTCGCTGCCAGTTTTGCAATATAGAATGATTTCTTGTTGTCACCCCATTGCACGTCATAGATAGCTGGTTTAGCTGCTTCTCTTGCCGCTTCTTCACGCCGCTTCTCTTCTTCGGCAATACGCTTTTGCTCTTTGTAATGTGCCAGTGCATCAGCCGGGTCGATAACTTTAGCCATATTTACTGCGCCGACTGCAATTTGCTTGCGTAGATCGTCTACATGACCACTCAAGCGCGTTACTTCTGCCTTTGACTCTTCCAATTGCGCAGCAGCCGCATCACGTTTAGCCTCCGCATCTTCCAACATGCCTTTGACGTCACGAAGTTGTGTCACCAATTCGGCATTCTTCTCGCCCATCTCATCTGCTTTAGCCACCGCAGCATCTTTTGCAGCTGTTTCTGTGGCAAGACGTTCTTCCAGTTCTTTGTTACGCGCCATCCATTGTTCATCACGCTGCAACATTGTATTTTGTACTGCAATCCGGAGGAATTGATAAGCGGCCTCCGCAGCTTCCGCGCTTTCATTCTTGAACATATCTCGCATAGACATTCCGTCCAAATCCATGTTGTCCATGAGGTAGGCTACTTCTTGCTGATTCGCCTCAACATTCTCATGTTCCAACTCAGCAATCTGTTGCTCGATCTCCATAATTTTACTTGCATCCGCCATAGCCCCACGTTGTCTCTCAACATTCAATTCATAACGCAATTCACCAATACGATCTTGCTTTTCCACCTACATACACCCCGTTTTCCGATAGTTATAATAATATATCTCATTATACCACATTTTGTGGTTAAAAAGTACTTTTTCCGCCGTTTTACACAATATTTCGTGATTTATCTGCAACATGTCACATTTGACTTTTGGTTAAGCACCAACTCTACCTCCGATGGCCACACTTACTGTTTTGAGTACATCCATTTTAAACCACTTGGTAGGCTCATAGATACGTTTTTGAGTTGATCCTAGTATTTGTCTGTCCAACTCTATCAACCGCCCTCTACACGCCCCAGAATCGTCCAGCAGTACCCATCCGTCTCCTATGTGTACGTAACGTGCAATCATGCCGCTACTACCTCCCTCAGTTTGATGACGATCCTTGGCTTGTCCGAATAATGTTTGTGTGTCACCAGCGAAACGACTTGGTTGTCATCGTTCCAGGCGATTTTGTTTAGAGCATCGAATACACCTTTCACGCAATTATCTATGTCTGGCTTCACTACTGGCATCGTCTCGCCGACTCTAGCGGCCTCCTGACGATTTTTGCTCCAACTCGCAGGAATTGGGTGGAAGAAGTGTATCTCTGCCTGTATGGGCCGTCTGAGTGGTTCTGAGCAATATGTCCTTGCATGGGTTCCGATGTACTTCTTGTAGCTGAGATAACGTTGAGCCGTTGTGCTTGTCCATTTCCCTCGCTGTGTCATGCGGACCGCACCCATTGGAGCGATGTCCACGGTAAATTCAATCAAGCTGCACCACCTCCTTTCCGTTTGAATAACTCGTGATTTACCCGGGTCTTGGGCAACCCTACCTTCTTCGCTATATCTGACCGCAGCCATCCATAGTCGTACAATTCGACGATCATATCCGACTGCTCTTGTGGTAGCGGTACCTCTAGGCTTTCCGTCAGCCTGTCCGACCCAGGCTCTGAACGCCGAATACTCACATATTTTTTGTACTCCCTATCAGTCTTTGGTTTCTTCGCCTGCTTCTGCTCCTTGATCTGTCCGCCTGATGCAAAGTATTTCTTTCTCATGCTGCTTCCTCCTCAATGTCGTCTGCAAAGGCCTCTCGGCCCCTGCGTAGAAATTCCTCAAAGTCCATATCCATCAGGTCGTAGTCGTCGATTGGTTGTTTATTCATAATCCTTACTCACTTTTCTCAAAGTCTCGTAGAGCCCAACTACTTTCCTCTCAAGGTTTGAATGTGAAGCCATGCATGCTTCGTATTCCTTCTCCATTTCCTCAAGATCCGTTTCTAATTCGTTACGCTTGATCATGAGCGCTTTAACCCAATTGAGATAAGCCAAAATGTCACACTGTATTGATTGGTCGTTCGTCTCCGCAATCACATTTTCCTTGCTCCAAAACTCCAACAATCCATCCACTGTATCTGGCATTTCGTTAATATTGACCATTCGTATCCTCTCCCTATTGCAATCTATAGTTCATTTCCATACCGCCTGTGATGATGACCATGTAGTCCTTGCACATTTCATAGATTCGTCCGCCCAATGCATCGTCGATGTCGCAAAGGACCGCGATGTCTCTCTCCGAGCTGATGAGCGTCGGTTTCTGTTCCAGGTATCTGTGGTTGATGACCTCGACCATCTTTTCCACTTCCCAGTCACTTGGCATCTTGATGCCAGTATGCTTGTCCTTCTTCCCGCCCTTGAACAAGTCGTCGATGAATAGTACCTCTACCTGTTTTAGTTGTTGGAGCTTTGTCCCTACCATGTCCAGGTTGTCTTTTAGTTCCGAAAAACCTTCGATGTAGGGAAAGTAGAGGACCCCAACACCCTTTTTTAGTAATTGGTTACTCACTCCCATGAGCAGATGTGTCTTGCCTGCACCTGATTTTCCGAGTAGAGCCATACTGTTCTGAGGAGTGTCTTTAATTGCCGTGTACGCTTCGGCATATTCAACCGCAGCCTGGTGTGACTCTTTCACAAGTTCGGGACGGCCAGCAGTTGTAAAGTTATTTAGAGTCTTCTGGCGGAACTTCTCCGTGATCTGGCTCGACTTCATCAATCGTTCGATTGCCCGATCCTTTGTGCAAGGGCAGTCCTCCCAATTATCTAAATAATCGAATGGCTTATCGCTCAGTTGCACCCGTTTGATCCACCCCAGTTCATCCTTACAATGTTTGCAACGGTATTGTTTAGGTTCCGCTGCGTCTGCTGCGCTGGTTGAGGAATGCGAATTTGCTCTCCGGCGGATTGCTTCCAGATCTAACTTCTTCAGTTCTCCCTTTACGCTCTGCATGGTTAGTCCTCCTGTCTCTTGATTGTTGTCTGCTACTTATCCCAGCTTCGACCCATCTATCGCTAATCGATTGCAAGTATCTCAGGTTCACGCTCCCGTTTTCTGCCGACTCATAAGCTTCCTGAAGCAATTCCGTACAAAACGATTCGTCATATCCGTTCTCTCTCAATCTACTGAAGAATCCCAGTAGGTTTGATGGCATTACAATTTTATTGGTCAGCCTTAACCAAACATCCTGAAGTGGCTCAGTAGTAGATGTAGTAGATATAGTTCTTAAGTTCTTTACATTCTTGTTTGTGTTCACTGGTTGTTCATCCGTTGTTCGCTGGTTGTTCATTTGCTGTTCATTTTGTTGTTCACTCGACTGGTAATCAGTCCATGAAAGTATTGATATCAAGCGTTTATTGTTGCTACTCCGTTGTTCAATCTGGTGTTCGATTTCAAACTTTTTTAGAATGCGTTGCACTTTACTTTCGTGAACGTTAAATTTCTCTCCGATCGTCTTTCGTCCGGTAATTAATTGGCCTGGTTGGAGCATGATCTTCTCCCCGGCAAACACAGCTGGATACTCTTTGTGCGTTGCGTTCGTCAGGAGATATATCCAAACGGCCAAGTGGTCAGCGTCTTTGCATACGATCGGATTATCCATTGTCTTCCGGTGGAGTTTGATCCATCCGTCCATAAGGCCACCACCTAAGCTCCTTTTTGCGTTCCCAAGTAATCCTCTATCTCAGCTATCTTGATCCGTGCCCACCTGATGAGTTCCTCGTTAAATTCCATTGATCCGCGGTCATCAAACTTCTCTGCGTGCTCCAGGTTAATTGCAGCCTGTTCCATCGTCGCTTCCCACAACGCTAATTCTAGTATCTTTGGATCGTTGTTAGATGCCATCCTTTGTATCCTCCTTGGGTATAGACTCCCTACCCTATCATCTTCGTTTTGATCTCTTACCAAATACTTTCTCGGCACATTTCACACTGCATAATGGCGGCTCAAGTGGTAATCCCATGCATCCGCACGGATATTCAATCCCATAATAGTTACCGCTGCAGCAGTATTCAGGCTTGTATCCATATACGTTCTTTTTCTGGCAGACATAGCACCGTTCGACTCGCTTATGCTTCAATACGCCCTTGCTCTTCAACCTGATCGCATTGTTGCTCATTCTTGGTCCTCCTCAGGCGACTGGATCTCCGCATAATGCGTGACGTTCAGCATTTTTCGGTCATTTCTGCATTCGACCCAACCACCGTTGTAATATGCTGTAGTTACCGTGTCCCTTGAACCGCGCCAGACAATATATATGTCCCAACGGTTTGGTAGATTTACAGGATATGCACTCCACGGGTTCATGCTTCATCCCTACCCTCTAGTAAGTGTCCACCCGGTGCTTCTTCCTCCCCAGGTAGGTTGATACTACTCTTCACGTTCATCTTCTTCACGCTCTTCCATGACATCTTCCATTTTCACACCGAACTGCATATCGTCTTCCCGCGGATCGTGTTCTCCGCGCTCATATGAATGGTCCCACATATTATTCACTCTCGCTTTCTGGTAGGTTGATAGGTGCCCAATGTGTTATAGGCAAGTTCATCGAATCATTCTCATCGTCGTACCACCTGTATTCTGAACGGTTAACAACTTTACCGTGATAGCCAATCCATGTGTTACTGCCGTCTGTTATAAGGTGTGGGACATGACTTGGTATGCCTCTGTCTGTTGGATCGTATTTACGCCACTCTATCATTCTGTATCCGCTCCTTCCTTCAACTCCGTTTTGCGGTCATACCACCATGCCTTCACGTTCCGTTGCTGGGCGTCATACTGGACAGATGAGATAACACCGTTTTCTTTCATATCCCTAAGTGATGCAAGCCACTCGCTTGTCTTATCTTCAATTTGTTTTCTGTTCATTGTTCCGCTCCTTCCTTGGGAGCCAACACAGGCTCACCGTCCCGTCTCACAACCGCTGGAACGCCTGTTACGGGGTCTACAATCAAGAGGTAGGTGTCATAATCGGAATCGGATTTTTCTGGCGTGTATGAAACAAATGGATGCTCACATTTAGGGCAACAATCAAGTTCGCGTCCATCCAGTTCATAGAATGGGCTTTCGCAGATATCGCAGTACATTTCAACGATCTCGATCGCCATATTGCTCGTTTTATAGAATTCGATTGTATTACTCATGGTTTGTATATCCTCCTATTTGGGGAGACCGACCAAAATATCTTGATACGGCCCCCGTTATCACTGGGTTTATTCGTTCGACTCGATGGCCTATCGGCCTTATAACAACATACTGGCTGGTTTCGTTTCCTTCTCTACGGCTTTCCTCAGTTTGATCTCCTTTTCAGCAACGCGGCTGAGTGAACGGATCATGGAGTTTTTCAATACCTGTTCGTCCTCCGTTAAATCCTGTCGTTTAGGACGTTTAACGCAAGTTACAAACGGATAATACTCATGGTCAACATAAACCCCGATATGTTCAGGTATCTCAAGCAACACCTGTTCATACAGTTCTTTCGGCATTACGTAATAGTTGAAATTGCCACAGAATGTGTTGTGTGCCTTGCTACGGAAATCCGCTTTGCTTACTTTAATCTCATAGCAGCGCCATACACCTTTCGTGTCATAAGTCAGGTAATCAACACGTTCTTTGCCATACCAGCCAATCGTAACCTCCAAGCAGCCGAACACCCCTTGTTTCTTCGTTGCCATTTCGATAGCACGCTCAAGTCGGTTAGTGGCGTCTGTTTTAGCCATCCGTCTATCCCTCCTATGAATGTTATAAGTCCAGTACAGCCAATAAATTAACGTTTCAGCAGCTCCATGTCGTAGTTGGATTCGATAAACTGAATCGTCAGCTTCCGGTTTACGTCATTGCCGAGCCGGTCGTAAATCAAGTACATATCGTTTTTGGTGAAGTTGGTACCCATCAGATCGTTGAATCTCTTCAGAACTCGTGGCGCCCAATATTTGTTCAAACTCTTGGCGATAGGCCGGGACACCCAAGCGCACATTTTGCATTTGAAGTCTATTTCCGTTTCTACATCTACCAAGCGAAAATAGACATTGTTCCGTGGCTCCAAAATGATTTCTTCGTTGCGATGGACGTATGATTTCGGGAAGACTTGCAGAGCCTTTTCAATCATTGCTTGTGCTGTTTGTGTCATCTATATATCCTCCCTAACCTTTTCTTCCTCAACATTGAAAGTTTGTTTGAAAGTGGCGTAGCTGCAGCTATCGAATGTCCTTCTTTTTTCACACACCGTACAGGCTATTTCATACATAGGTTCATTCTTGGCGAACTCGTAGACATCAACGACCCACATATCTAACAAGCGCCATTTATGAAAACACAAAGGTTCTGGTGCCTTCTTCTTCCTTTTCCGCTTGAAGTCCCACACTCTATATCCTCCTTAGTAGGGAGAGGCCCTAAGCCCGCTCCAATGCTTCGTAATATATGCTCATCTCTTTCCAGGCTGCTGGTGTTGGAGTTAAGAGGTCTTCCAATCTTTCACGTATCACCCGGTTAGACTTTCTAAGCCGCTTCTTTGTCTTCCGGGATAACCGCTTCATGCTTCCGCGTCTCCAGAGAAAGAGCCAATCCTTTTGTCTTGCTGTTCCTCGTGGGTGACTCATTGGTTCCCCTCTCCTTCCTGACCCAAGACCTGTTCAATAATCGATTCAACCTTATCCAGCGCGTTTTCTGCGTCTCCCCACCGCAAAGCGTTATGCACGTCACTCAATGCCTTGCGTAGCCGATTCCGCTCAATAATTACTGCTGCTGATATAGCAACCTCATCCGTAATCTGTTTGGTTAACACTTCAATGCTGCCGTCCTTAACTTCAAGCTCATTGCGGAGCCGCACCAACTCCGCATTTTCAACATCATCTCGTTCATACTCATTCCAACACGCCGTCAAATCAGAATGTTCATCTGTTTCATATATCGATACGTAAGCTTGCTTCTCGATTCTGGCAAACACAACACGTTCATTTTCCTCTGATCCGTAGGATGAAACTACGTCCTTCACTGCCTCGAGCTGCTCCTCATACTCTTGAGCTGCTTTATCGTATTCCGTGATACACATCAGACCATCCTGTTGGTCCCACACCATATATAGTTCTGTTGAAGGTTTCAATGCCGCCAACGCTTGTTTGATTTCTTCCTGCTTACTCATGACTGTTCTTCCTCCCCTAAATTCACCCAGATTACCGCGCCTTGCGGATGGTTGTATGGTACAGGTTCATCGTATTTAACTGGATTCTCAAGCACCCATGCCCATGGTTTTCGATATATAATGCCTGCAAGTGGTACATGATGTTTGTCTTGATTCTGCAATATCAACTCCACGTCATCAGGCCCTTGTAACGGGATGCAATCTACCAAATCGACTTCTCCCCAAACTCTCCCTGTTCCGCTGATAATAATGCCAATCTTGCCGCGCTTATGCGTTTGTCTGCCGCGTATCTCCCAAGTCTTTTCGCCTGCTAGAATCTTCTTCGCCCAATACGGTTTAATCACAAGTCCTTGCATGTATATCCCTCCCTGGGAAAGAGGCCCGGAGACCTCAAATTTATGCCGATTCCATAAGCGATATCTGGTGTTTGTAGTTATCCCATGTATAATCTTCGAAACAGTTTTTATAATCGGACAATGTGTGACCGAAATACTCTATGATGTCGTTGATTTCAAAACACACGGATGATGCACAAATCTTAGCGTCATGACCGCCTTCGCATAAAAAATCTTCTCCTACAACTTTCACGAAATCACCCACGTCATAAAAATCAAGATGAACATACGCGAATACCGTTCTGTTTTTTTCAAACTCCTGAGTGTACAAGCCTGTTTCGTTATTTTTCAGCAGCTCGTACAGATCTGGATTAACTTGCTTGCTCATGTGTTATCTCTCCTTTGGTGGGCCTAAACCCTAGAATTATTCTTCTAAGCACGTGCTGACCATCTGATACAGCGCAATAGCATCCCACGCGAAATCCGCGTAAATCTTGATAGCGACATGTTTCCCTTGCGGTATAAACACAATCTTTGCTGTACCGCCTGTCTCATCGTCAAAGTCGAATCCGAATCCGTTGTCATCATTTTTGATATCCCGTGCTTCAATTGAGAATTGCTTCTTCAAAGCAGCCTTAATTTTTTCGTCAGCCACGCCAGACAACCCTAATTCCAGTGCTACATAAGCGATCAGTTGATTTTTCATATTCATTTTCTCCTTTGGGCCTATGGCCTCTGTGATATGTGGTGCTATCTATCGGAGGGTTGCCTATCCCCTCCCTATCCCCTAACCTCTGTGGGTGTATCCTCCCTTAGATGGTTTAAATGTGCTCAACAGCAGTTAAACGAATCATTTCCAACTGATTAACCGACTCGAAATCCTCGCTCGCAATGCCGTAAACTGTGTCAAGCGCCTTACTCCGTTCGTCTGCCAGTTTCTTGTAATGTTCAATGTCGTAGTCGCCAGTAAACTCGTGAATTTGATCTGACAGCTGCTGGACAAGTTGTTCCGCTTCTTCGATGGATAAAGGAATTTCTGTCACCATTCCATTGGAGTCTACCTTCAACGTCAAAACCTCTGCTTTCTCGTTTCTGGCATACAATTCTTTTGCAAGGTAATTCTGTGCATTAACTTCAAACATGTTCTATCTCTCCCTTAGGTTTAATGGTGGTGTCTTTGTATGGGTGATAACTCCGGTGTTCCCAGCTTCATGGCCTTCACATGGTCCTGTAGGATGGGCATCCACGTTTTCTTGCTACTGTGTACCACTCGATGCATCTCAGCGCTCAGCAGAATGCAGTTGTCTGTCTCGTACTTACCGCCTTGTGATCCGTACACGATTCGGTGCAACTCAAGTCCGGGTCCCGGTACGCCACTCAGGACGCACCAATTCCCTCCCTCGCGCTCGATTACCGCCTGACGTACCTTTTCCTTCGTCATGTATTCCGGATCCGTGTTGCGCTCTCTCTTCGTCTTAGGCTGCTCTTTCCGGTTGTGGTGGGAGAACAGGTTCATCCGCCATGGCATGATGTTCTTTTCCTTCTTCTTTTTCGCTAACATAGTTCGTCTCCTCTCCGAATGGTCCGTCTGTTACTGGGATGATGGGTCCGCCGTCGTCGTAGAATAGGGTGTCTTGGTATCTCATGCGGCTTTATGCTTGTCCAGGTGCTGTGCTAGCTTGGTCACGTCTGCTGCCTGAACCTCTGCGAATTTGGTGATCGTGTAGCCAAGGAATGTGTTGATTGCATCAAAGCTGTTCCAACCGGTTGCTTTATGCTTGGCGTACAGCATTTTGGTTTGGCCTTCGCTGGCTAACGCCCCACTGGGTGCAGTCCCAGAATGCCTCGAATCATTGTTGTTAGATGATGTATTTCTATCTCCACTAGCACCTTCGCCGTCATCATCTTCCCCTGTATTTAGTGAGAGGAATGACGAAAGGCTGTATCGTCTTGCATATGTGGTGCAGCTCCCGATCCCTTGCGGATCATTCTTCACTGGCTTCATAACAATGGGCTGAGACTCGATCCACTCGCCTGACTCATGCAGCAGCATCGTAGTCATCGTGAACCTTTCGCCGTCACCGCCTGGGAACTGCATGATTGAGAGTCCGTGTTTGTGAAGGATAGGCCGGATTTCATCAATGATATTGTCCAGACTTGCATACTTGTTCTTGAAGTGTGGATTGCTGCTGTCTTTTTCAATCTTGGATACTTCACCGTTGAACTTCACCAAGGCTACTGCAATGTTCGCAATCGAATCACTCTTGTTGCACATCAGTTTCAACCTCCAATTCTTTGTATGTGATCTCTATTGGAGAAGGAAAGTAATTTTGAGGATTTGCAGGACCGTATCTACCCAACAGCCATTCAGCGTAGTCATCATCGTTCGTATAAAATTTGATCGCCTTCATGAAACTTTGAACAGGTTGACCGTACTGATCCAAGTAATGTTCATCTTCTCTATGCTTTGGAACGTATTTATATCTCTTGATCATTGATATTCACCTCTCCTTTTGCTATAATGTTGTCAAATGTAATTTCTTATCTGACTTTCCAAGGCTGCCGCTGCTACGGCGGCCTTTTCTCGTTTAACGGCTTTGGCGTAGTTCATTAAGTACACCCGTTTCAATGTCTCCGTCAGTGTCCCTCTTGCACTTGCTATCTGCGCCATCCGCAGGAAGTGCTTCCGATCTGTCGGCGGAACCTTCATCCTTCTTCACCTCCACTAACTTGATTGGGCCACCCCATCCGTAGTGTTCTAAGATGTCATCCACGCTTTTAAAAGTTTCTTCATTACTCACGCTGTCTTCCGTTCCTCCTCAATTGCCTGCACAAACTCATGATGCAAACGCTCTTGTTCTTCACGATCAGCAACCTCGGCTTCATACTCTGTTAATGGCTTGGCGTAAACCGAAGTGTGTCCACGTTCTCCTAGGCTGCGAAACAAGTCTTCATAGTCGAAAGCATTCCAGTTGAATATCCGCCCCGCTGTGGTGACCACTCGAAACACTGTCAGTTCATCAACGCTACTTCTTAATCCCTCAGCTGGCATCGTCATAACCTCCGCCGCCGATCTTCCGCACAGTAATTGCATCTTTATTATCAACCGCTTCGAGCATGCAATTTAAGCAATGTCCTTGCCGCGTCTGCCCTTCATACACTTCGTATACTGCTGGTCGGTTACAACCGCATTTCGATTCTGGGCTGATAATCGGGATCACGTTGTCTCTCTTCTTTCCAACGAGTTTTAAGTTAGGCATACTGAGCACTCCTTTTCGTATCAAGTGAAATTGTGTACAATATATTGGGGTTCTATTTATTTACATATCAGTATCTTGTGTTACATACGAAAGCTTGTCCGTCACAGGAGGGCTAGACCGCCTCCCCTTTATCCACCAGACTTTCGACTATCGACCAAGCAGCCAGTGCAATTTCGCGATCCACTTGTTCGCGCTCTTCTTCCGTCTTACATATGTTTTCAATGTTGATCTTTACCCGAGCTTTACCGAATGTGTATTCTGCTGCAATCATCGATTTATCACCTCGATGAAGCTTATGCGCTAAGTTCGAAGGGACAACTTCCATGGGGTAAAGCCTCCTTTATGCGTTAGAAGATGGAGGTTCGGTTTTGCATCCGCAACTGATCCTTGTACCGCTGAATGAACCTGCTTCATTCAAAATATCTAGAAGAAGCTCTTCATCCAGTTGGAATTCGTTCCCGCATTGGAAGCAGCGAGTGTAAATTTCGTCTCCGTAGATCTCGATACAGTGCGTCTTTGCGGCGATTACCTTTTTGATGTATATCATTAGATGAAGTCCTCCGGTTTGAATTTTCCTGCAAACTGTATGGCTTCTTGGAAATCAATGCGTCGAATGCAGTTGTACTTCGGAACATCGAACTTGCGCTTTAATTGCTTCCAGATCATACGGCGGTATTTACCAACAACCTTCCGAAACTCCATGTCTTCATCTTCATAGCGATCTTTTGCGAGTGATGTTGATTTGGAAGCAACGGCACTGTGCAGCATCGAGCACTCAGCATTGGTCAAGCAAACAGAATCACGTACCTCTTGAACCATTTCGGTCATTTCAACAAAACGTTCGTTCACGTTGTTTTCAATGTTCATCATTCGATTTAACATTAGTTGTAGGGATTTATTAGACTGCTCTTGGCTCTCCAGGGATTTTTGCAAGAAACCGTACACCGGCATTAATTGGGCTTGTTCAAGTGGTTTACTCATTGATAACTCCTCCTATGATTCGACCATTCAAGGCCGTTTTGATTTGGGATGTGAACTTGTCCAGCATGTCTACACTTTCGCGAATCTTCTGTTTGGTGATGGGATCAGCTGCGGATAACGCACCTTCCAACAATGTTGTTACAGCAGCATCTTCAAGGAACCGATGTATCTTAACTCTAATCTGCAGAACGTTCAGATCAGCTTCGTGTTGAAGTTTCTTGCGCTGTTTCTGCGCTTCCAATTCATCGAAGTCGGTCGTGTCTCGCAGTTCAAAGCGTTCCAGTTGTTGCTGAGCCTCCTGGTAACCTGCACGGAGATTGTTATTTTGGAATTTCAGTTCTTCCATCTCGCGTTTTAGTTGTTCAGGGACGACTTCGACTGAATTAGTGACCACTCTCGGTGGCTGGTTCTTTGCCTGTTGCCAGAGTTTCTCGTAATGGTTGGCTTGATTTTTCGCTGTCTCAGCCTGCTTCTGTGTTTCTTGTAGAGACTTTTTGACTTCTCGTAATTCACGAACGGTCATTTCATCTACGGTCTTTTGTTCTCCAGTTGACGGAATTTCGTGGGTTTGTTTAGTGAATTCCTCTCTGTCGATAGATTCTGGCAGTGAAAGCATTTCGAATATCTTCCCGGTCGGAAGACGTTCCGACGTCTGAACATTTGAGAACTGTTCAAATGCCTTGATCATGTTCCATGCCGTTGTTTTGGTAATATCTACTGACATGAGCCAAGCTTCCCATTGACCATGTACCAAATCCTTTTCCTTCACATGCTTTAAGCGTTTGCCGATTTCAAACACTGCCTGTCCTGCAACTTGTTTGAAACTGTTTATCTCAGCTGTGATCTCCACTAGGTCTGAGGAAAGTGATAGTTGACCCAAATTTCCCACTTCCTTTAAGCAGATTTATTTTGTTTACTTTTGTAACCATTTTCTATAAAAAAAATATCATCAAACTCTACGCCCAAACTATCACACATTTTTTTAGATGTTTTAGGTCCTGGGTTTCGTTTCCCTTGTAATACTTGACTAAGAAACGGACTAGAGATCCCTGCTTTTTCACTAAACGCTCTTTGACTAAGGCCTTGTCTGATGAGGATTTCTTTAAAATCCTTATCTTTTATTAGGATCATCAACATGTTCACCTCCTTTCATGTTCGGTTACTTTTGTGTGTTTACTTTTGTAATCACAATATATAACACATTGTATACTTTTGCAACCACTTTTTTAATTTTTATTTTCAAATGTTTGCAAAAGTGTCTATACTATTTAATGAGGTGGTAACTTTTGAACAATGTAGAATTTGGAAATTATCTGAGAGAAAAAAGAAAAGAGAAAAAACTGACTATTCGTCAGTTAGACACTTATTCTGGTGTTTCTCATTCCTATATCTCTCAAGTAGAACGAGGTAATAGAGGTATACCTTCTCCTGATGTATTGAAAAAACTCTCAAAACCTTTGGGGGTAGACTACGAAGAGTTAATGGTTAAAGCCGGGCACATAGATGAGATTTCCAGATCTCATCCTGTCAATGTCAGCAATAATGACGGTGAACAAGAAGGTGAATTCACCCTACCAGATGAGATTGTATCAAAAGTTATTACAGAAGCAGAAGCTCACTATGGGGTTAGTCTTCGGGACGATCCAGTTGTTGAGTCGGCTGTGCGTGACTTGATAAACAATCTTGCCAAGATGAAGAAAGCTTCTCAGCCAAAAGATTAATTAGATTATTCTCATCATCAGACACATTCGTTCTATCTATAATTAGTCTTGCTGATTTCAACAACTGTTCGTCCATACGATTACAACCCCTTTAGTGTTTTATGACATCGTGTGTTTGTTGTTTTAATAATACCATATACAAATATTATTAGAACGTATGTTCTGTTTTTTGGATAAAAAAAAGCGAATAAGGTGGCAGTGCGATGGAACCTATCCCCGTCCGCTGTCGTATTCCCGAGCATCTTGAGAGGATAAACAAAAAGCAGCAGTGGCTTGCAGACAAGGTAGGAATGAGTAAGCAACGTATGTCGGAAATTGTGAACCTTCGAAGCACCAATATCACGATAAAGCGTGCTGTACTCATCGCCTATTATCTTGAATGCAAAGTAGATGATCTGTGGGATTGGGAAATGCGGTAGCAGAGTGGCACTTCCGCTGCTCTCGGGTAAAAGTTACGTTAAATCGGAACTTTTAGTATGCATGACCATCACTTTAGTTAAATATAGCACGAATTGTTGAATTTTGGCGATAAAATTCCCTCGGGAAATCCAGGGAAATAATTTACAATACATAATAGCATAGTAGATAGATGACCTAACGGATCATGAGGTCATAATCAGACTCCAAATTTGGATTTTGATCATAATCCAGATATGTTTGATCAGGGCTCAAATCTGAGCTTTGACGATTCCTCAAATTGATGACTCGTTCAAAGCCCTCAATTCTGAGGTGGTTAAGGTATTCACCAAATTGATGATTAGTTCCATGTCAAGTCAAATTGACTTTAGTTCGGCCCAAAGTTGGACTCAATAAGGATGACTCGACGATACATCCACTCACCCCAAAGTTGGGGACAGTAAAATTTCGTCTGTGGTAAAATGAATTTAGGAGAGGTGCAACCCTCTCCCGGAACAACGAAGTGCCTCACGGCGCGCATCTGTTTGCACAGCAAAACCCACCGTAGGCGGTCCAACCTATTTAGCGGTGGGTTTTGTGTATTTTGACCTCAAGTGCACCCTTCGGGGTGCTTTTTATTTTCATGCATATCTCATACAATACAGACATAGAAGATATCAATTAACGCACGGAGGTTGGACATGGAAAGAGTCGCTATCTATTTACGTAAATCCAGACAGGACATGGAAGCGGAGGCCCGTGGCGAGGGCGAAACATTAGCTAAGCACAAACAGGCATTGCTCCGAACAGCGAAATCAATGAACCTGAACATTATAAAGATTCGTGAGGAAATTGTTTCCGGTGAGAGTCTGTTACATCGGCCGCAAATGAATGAGTTGCTCAAGGAAGTGTCGCTGGGAGAATATGACGCCGTTCTCGTCATGGACGTGGACCGGTTGGGTCGTGGTAACATGCAGGAACAAGGGTTGATCCTAGAGACGTTCAGGGAGTCCAACACGAAGATTATCACACCACGGAAGACTTATGACCTTAACGATGAGTTTGACGAGGAATACAGCGAATTTGAAGCGTTCATGGCGCGCAAAGAGTTGAAGATCATCACCCGACGCCTGCAAGGTGGTCGCCTCAGATCCGTGGAGGAAGGGAATTACATCGGGACTCGTCCTCCCTACGGTTGGGAGATTGAGAAAGAAGGTAAATCCCGTTATTTGGTTCCCCATCCTACTCAGTTCAAAGTTATGGTGATGATGTATGAACTTTACGCGCATACAGATCCAGAGGAGCGAATGGGTTCCTCCAAAGTATCCAATCGGTTAAATGAACTCGGGTTCCGGACTTACACCGGGAAACCTTGGACAGCCGTACTTGTACTTAACATCATTAAGAATCCAGTCAATATAGGTTATGTTTCATGGGGTAAAAAGAAACACAAAAAGACCCCAACTGGACGCACAGTGAAAACACAGCCTGAAGGATCGTATACAAAAGTTTATGGTAAACACCGCAAATACGTCACGCCTGAGTTAGAAGCCTTGTACAATCGTTCTATGGAGCTGCTGGGCGAGAAATATCACGTCCCCTATCAGTTGGAAAATGGAATCAGTAATCCTCTGGCTGGGCTAATCAAGTGCGGCAAATGCGGTTATGCCATTGTGTTACGTCCATACACGGGTCAAGCAAGCCATCTGATGTGCCCGAACAAGGACTGTCCATGTAAGAGTGTGCAGGCAACGTATGTCTTTGATGCTGTCCTTGCCGGACTCCAGGAATGGCTGGAGAACTACAAGATCCAATGGGATAAACACAAGCCGGCGAAGCGCTCTTCTAATGCTCTGGAGCTAAAGGAGATGCAATTGAAGGCATTTCAAAAAGAAGCTGAGGAATTGGAGCAACAAAAAGGTAGGCTTCACGATTTTCTCGAGCGTGGAATATATGACGAGGAAACTTACTTAGAACGATCAGCAGCTCTAGCTAACCGGATATCATCGACTCATCAATCCATCGTCCGGGCTGAGGAAGAAGTAGCAAATGAAATGAAACAGAAGGATGCGCAGCTGAACATTATCCCGTTGATCAAGAACGTCATCAAGCTGTATAAAAAGACGGACGATCCAGCGAAACAGAATGCATTGTTGAAGAGTGTGATCAACAAAGTGACCTACACGAAGGAGAAACATGAATTCAAGGATAGCTTCAGTATTGAGCTTGATGTGAAGATCCAATGACCCAACACCGATAGCTATTTAATGTTAATTCATTGCCCTCTTTGTCCGTTCCGATTGGATCATGTAGAGATACGTCTTTGCGTGTTTTCTTCAGGGAACGCAAATGCATAAGTATTTCGTTTTCAATACAGCGGGCAGCAAATGTTGCGAGTTTGGTCCCTTTGCCTTGTTGAAAACTTTCGATCGCCTTAATCAAACCAATCGTTCCAATCGAAATCA